AACGAAGATGCAGGACGGTAGACCTTTCACAATATCGGCAGATTTTCCTGCCAGCCTGTTCAAGCCAGAGCCGGGGCAGACTGGCCAGATTGCCAAGCTGAGGGACAATCTGGACAACTGGGGGGTGGAACTACCCACAGAGGGCAATATCGACCTGAAGGGGCTTTTATTGGGCAAAGGGGCCACTCTGAGGATCAAGCACGACCCTGACGATAACGGTAGAGTCTGGGCTAACGTCTCAACAATCAACCCAGAGACTAAAGCACTGGAACCTTCCGGCGAATGGGATCCAACTGTAGCCAGAGATCGAATCAAGGAGAGAGCACTGAAGAGTACAGTCAAGGCAGCTACTGATGCAGTGACTGAGGATAACCAACCTTATTGATCAGGCTTATGGTAAACGAAAAGAGCAAGAATAACAGGCTTAGTGGAGACAGATTGACGGCTGAGGTTTATAGAGAAAATAAAGACAAGATTGAAAAGGTATGCAGTGAAAACGGCATTACCCAGAATCAGCTATTAGTCGAAATGATTACTGCGATGCACAGGTTTGAAGACAAGGCTGAGTCAGCAGTTGCAAACTGATTAAATGAGGACACAGATATGTTAATAGTTCAGCCAAAGAAAATTGAGTCTAAGAGCCAAAGCGGGGGCCACTGGTATACAGCCAGTGGCTCTCCGCTACATACCCAGCCAGATGGGAAGAACACCACACTGCGTCACGCTAGGAAACAGGATCTCTACCCTTCAGTGACCACACTGCTGGGGATCCTAGACAAGCCACAGCTCACCAAGTGGAAATGCGACAAGTGCATCGAGGAGGCTTATTACAAGAGGCCACTGGAGGATGAGGATCTGCAGGGTTACAAGAATCGGATCCACCACAACCTAAGAGGGGAGCAGGGTGAGATCCTAGACTTCGGCACTAGAGTTCACAACCAGATTGAGGATTACAATAACGGCATCTTCAATCACGAAAACGATCCTGACGTTCTCCCTTACGTTCTGAAATACATCGAGTGGTCTAAGGATAGACTTGTGAAGGTATCTGCTGCTGAGAAAATTGTAGTAAACCACAGGTACGGATATGCCGGCACTGTGGATCTAGTTGGGCAGACTAAGTACAACAAGTTCCCCTCTATGCTGATCGACTTCAAGACGCAGAACGTCAAAGGGAATAAGGCATCATTTTATGATACTTGGGCCTTGCAGTTGGCAGCATATCGCAAGTGTTTTAAGCCAATGCCGGCTTGTATGTCACTGGTAATAAACTCAGCCAAGCCAGAGGCTCCGGTAGAAAAGATCTGGACAAGTGAAGAGCTAAAGGATGCTTGGAGTGTATTCAAGAAAACACTGGAGATCTGGCAGCTTCAAAAGAAGTACAAGCCAACTTTAGGGAGGCTGCAGGCTTTGGATCCTAACAACCTACAGGAGGCTGACAGTGAGTGATAAGCACAAGACTATTGAGGTAGCTCCAGACGGCTCAGATCACGCCCCATATATCAAAAGGGGTGATCTGGGGGAGTTTAAGGAGAAGCTGGATAAATTGTTAGAGAAGAGAGGATTAAAGAATCAACAAAGGATCAAATATGGCAAGCAAGCGAAAGAAAAATGATGAAGATAATCAGCAGGGAACAACTACCAGAAAACGCAGTCGAGTTCAGCAGGCCGTGCCTAGTAGGGAAAGAGCTGTGGATAATCGAGAATATGGTGAAGGATATGGAAGCAGCAGGGAAGAAATACGCAGTAACGAGGGAGCAATCAATGCTGAGGGGCAAGATCAGGGATTACCTGATACTGTGGAGGGTGCTTTGAAGCAAGTGCCTGAGAACCCTCCTCTGCCGCTTTACGAGGCTAACCAGATAATTACTGCAGCAGAAAACTTTTGGGGCTTGGAGGTTGGCAGCATCAGAGGCAGGAGCAGGAAGTTCCACATTGTTTGGCCAAGGTTCACTGTGTGCTCAATCCTGAGACGTAAAGGCTACACCTACACAGCTATCGGTGAGGTGCTGAACAGGGATCACGGGGCAGCTCACAACGCTGTGAGTCAGTTCGATGCAATCACCAGCTACAACCCAAAGTATCGAGAGCAGGCTGTCCAGTTTGATCGCTATCTCTGGAAAAAGGAAACAGCAAATTCCAGAGAAGGATACCGTTCTGTAGCTGTAAACCGTTAATAGTGAGAGGTTTAGATGTCTTTTTTTCGTAATATATAACTAATATAAGTAATAACAGTAGATATATGATTATTAACTTAAATAAACCTGTATCTAGTTTTAGTACTAAAACTAATAATAGTACTATTACTAGAATAGATAATAACCTAGTTAAGAATAATAATACTGATACTGATAGTAATAATAATAATAAGATTACAGAAGTATTTAGAGAACTATCTAAGGGAGAAGTATGGGGATTTAAGCAGCAGGTGGAAATGCTGCAGAAGAGGAAGAGAGAACTGGAGGAGGCTGGGATCTACTGCGTAAGCGGCAGCAACCAGATCCGACAGGAGCACAAGGCTGAGTACCGGGAGCTGCTGGATGCTATCAGCATTTTGGAGCAGAAGGCCGCCGGCAAGGTTAACCCACAACCAATGCGGCAGAAGGTTGCCAGAAAGCAACAGAAGCAGCAGCAGATGCTGACTGACGCCGAGAGGCTGCAGTTTGCTGAACAGCTTGCAGATCTGAGGAAAAGGCTTTAGAAGCCTCTGTAAGGCATTAGTAGACTGTAAGCACTGTGATGACACTAGAGAGAAATAAAAATGCACTGGAGGGCTATCTATGGCTCAGGAAAAGCATATTATAGATCTGGAAGAGATGAATGAACTGAGGGAAGCGCAGGAAAGCCTGCTGAAGGCACTGCAAGCGACAGAGCACAGAGAGGCTGAGATTATCCTGAGAAAGGGATTGCATCAGCTACATAGAGCACAGCATCAGGACGCTAGGATCCTGATGACGATTGGGGAGAAGCTATGGCAGTGAAGAAGAAGAAAACTGCAGCTAAGAAGAAGCTGCCCAGAAGGGTAAAACAGACTGACAAAGCTGTAGCGCAAATGTCTGAGGGAGAAAGGATTGAGAGAGCGCAACACCTTGAAACGATTCACCTGCCGAAGTCAGTGATGACACTGGAAAGAGACATCGCCAGAGGTAAGGTGAAGATGGGAAGACCAAGCGATTACACTCCGAGAATAGTGGAGAATCTGCTGAGGTTTGTAGCTGCTGGATTGCCTCTGGAAAGAGCTGCTGCTGCTGCTGGAGTTAATACTGATACGCTTTATGATTGGAAGAAAAGGTTCTCTGACTTTTCCGAATGTATCGCACACGCAGAGAGCCAATATGCCAACCTTTGCCACATAACTATCAACGAGCAAATCGTTAACGGTGACGGTCATTTGGCCCTGAAAACATTACAGTCTCGCTTCAGTAAAGATTACTCAACCAGCAAGAAGGTGGAGATGCAAACGATGAGCTTCAGCTCTACGATCTCACCAGAGAAGCTGCTGGAGATGCAGCAGCAGCGTACTGCTCTGGACTCATCATCTGACTATGAATCGAATGTCATTGATGTGGATGCTAAGGATTCCGAAGGGGCAAGTACGGTTCTAGGGACGGTTTCCAGCCAGCCAGAACAGGAGGGGGGCCACCCCACAGGAGGGGAGGGGGATGATATCGCCCCCCACCCCCCTCCTTACCCTCGCACACTAAACTACTCCCCTCCTTCTTCTGATCCTATAGAAGCAGATTCAAGGCTGTATTGCCCTCAGTGTGCTCAGGTGAAGCAGGTGCAGGAGGTGGAAGTGCTGGGTAGCAGAAGGGATGCAGATAACCAGTATGCTCAGTTTAATTGCCCCTGTGGGTATCAGGGGGAGAGTGTGGTGATATGTGGCTGATGTTGTTCAGAGGACGCTGGAGCTGTTTAGCGGCAGGGTTGTACCGGAGTGGTATATGAAGCTAGAGAAGGGATATGCGGATAGCTGGGAGGAGAAGAGGCGGCAGCATAGGCCGGCAGGGGTGGAGAGTGCTAGGCAGTACTGGACAGAGTTGAGCTTGAGCCTACTGATGCAGCCAAAGCCGGATAAGGGGATGCTTAGGACGGCTATAGAGGGAACTAGGTTGAGCAATAAGGATCTGCATCGGAAGCTGAAGGACAAGCTGAGGATACTGAGGTGAACGAGGAGGCTGCAGAGAAGGAGAAGGAGGCTGTAGTGAGGTATATCGCTCACAGCCTCAAGCAGGGGAAGAAGCTGTATTATGAGGGCAGTGGGGAGGAGATGAGTCATCTGGACGGGATCCTGACTACAGTGGATTATCTGGAGGCTGCAGTAGAGGTGAAGTGGAGACGGTTCGGTTACGAGAGACTGCTTGAGTATAACGGTGGGGAGATGTTGGTAGGGGCTGACAAGGTACTGGCTGGCAAGGCGTTTGCCTTTGCCTTTAGGAAGCCTACCAAGCTGCTTTATTTGCTGACTGATTGCCTGCTGGTGCAGGAATTGGTTGATGGTAAGGGAGACACTCCTGAGATGATTAGGGAGGCTTGGGTGGAAGGCCCGAAGAGTGATGACGATAGAAGCAAAATCAGAAAAGCAAACTGCTACTACAAAGCGGAAACAGCAGAAAAGATCAGACTCTGACTGTGATGTTTTCGCTGAGAAGGTGTTTAAGCTGAAGCTACACCCTTGGCAGAAGAAGGTGCTGCAGAGTCTTAGCAAGCCGAAGACTAGGATAGCCCTGAAGGCAGCCAACGGTTCAGGGAAGACGGCGATGTGTGCGGCTCCTGCAGCCTTGTGGCACGCCCTGCTGTATCCTAACAGCGTTTGCGTTACGACTTCAGGAGTTTACCGGCAGGTGAAAGAGCAGATGTGGCCAACGATCAGGAGCTTGGCCCGGAAGGTTGGAGGCTTGGGGATCCAGATCAATCAGACTGAGCTGAGTACACCCAACGGCAGCAGGGTGATAGGGTTCAGTACAGACGATCCCGGCAGGTTTGAGGGTTGGCACGCTGATAACCTGCTGATGATAATTGATGAGGCTAAGACGGTGAAGGATGAGATCTTTATGGCTTTGGAACGATGCCAGCCAAACAGGGTTTTACTGATGTCATCACCGGGAGGCTGTAAGGGACAGTTTTATAGGTGCTTCAGTAAGGAGCAGGATTTCTGGGATCTGCATACGGTTACAGCCTATGACTGTCCGCATATAGAGCCGGAGTGGATCGAGCAGCAGATAGAGAAGTGGGGAGCGAGTCACCCACTGATTGCCTCGATGATCAGAGCGGAGTTTATGGAGGAGTCAGGAGAGAGCACAGTGATCCCTTGGGATAGCCTGATGCACTGTCTGGAGAATCCTCCCAAGAAGCAGAAGGGTGAGGTAGTGGCTGCTGTAGACTTTGCAGCTGGCAGTGATGAGAATGTGCTTTGCATTAGGAACGGCAATCACATTACCAAGCTACTAAGCTGGAGAGATAAGAACACTATGGCAGCCTGTGGTAGGTTTGCCTTGGAGTTTGAGAGGGCAGGGCTGAAGCCTCAACAGATCTTTTGTGATGCTGGAGGCTTGGGGCTGCCAATGGCACAGCAGTTGGCTGAAATGGGTTGGGAGATGCACCAGATCAATCTGGGCAGTAGAGCCTTTGAGCCTGACAGGTTTGCCAACAGATCGGCAGAGATGTGGTTTAACGCAGCCAGACAGATCGAGAAGGCTGATATTGTTGTACCTGATGATGAGATCCTGCACGCCCAGCTAACCAACAGGAGGGTAGCGACTACCAAGACGGGGAAGCTGAATCTGGAAAGTAAGGCGGAGTGCAGGGCTAGAGGCTTCAGCAGCCCTGACAGGGCTGATGCCTTTGTGATGGCAGCTTCCTATAGTTCAGAGTTCCTGATGCAGGAGGGGCCAAGGCAGGCTACTCTGGAGGATATATTTGAGGAGGGGCTGCTGGAGCTGAGTGGGGAGAATCAACTAATCAATTCAATGGGGATCAACACAGGATGATAGGAATAATTAGAGTAATACTGGAGATATTAAGAGAGGCTTTTGGTTATGCAAAAGAAACAGAAAAAACACAGATACAGAAGCAGGCTGCTGATCGTCGGTCTGATAAGCGCAGTCGTCTTGACAAGTGGCTGCAAGACCCCGATTCAGTTGGACAACACCAAGAGGCTGATCGAGGGGAACCCGAAGGGATTCAGGGACGCGATGAAGAGCAGCCCTGAAGGCCGGCAGTTTGTGGAGGACACTCTGGAGGTGATTATTGATCTGGAGTATGAGATCGAGAAAGCAGTGGAGTGAGCTGGATGCAGATAATCGGACTGAGCGGAACCAAGCGAAGCGGCAAGGATACGGTCTGCCGGCTGATGCAGGAGATCACCAGAAAGGGCCGGCTCAAGCGGGAGGCATTTGCTGACAACCTGAAGCAGGAGGTTGCCGATATGTTGAGGGTTAAGGTGGAGATGATCGAGCAGGACAAGGAGAGGTTTAGGCCTATGCTGCAGTGGTACGGGGCAGACTACTGCCGGCACTACTTCGGTAAAAGCTACTGGATAGATCAGATGTTTGATAAAGTAAGATACAACTACGAAAACAAGCAGATCACTGTAATCACCGATGTCAGGTATCCCAATGAAGCCCACTTCATACGAAGCAGGGGCGTTCTGGTGAACGTACAGAGAGACACAGGGCTGCAGGATTCACACAGCTCAGAGAACGCCCTGAATGACTTTGATAGCTACGACTACACAATCAACAATAACGAAGGTTTGGAGGAACTGAAGGACAAAGTGCAAAAGTTGTTTTGTGAAATTGAAGCTATTGCCTAGAGTGGCTGTGTTGACTGCGGTCTGAAGA